TCATAGGCACGCTAGTTGAGTTGATACCAACGGTAATCGCAAGCATTGTTGAAATGTTGCCTCAGCTAGTAGAGGGCGCGCTGGCTTTATTCTTTGGCCTTATTGACGCACTGGTGGAAACAATCCCAATACTTCTGCAAGCGCTAATCGAAGCCTTCCCAGATGTTTTGGCGGCAGTAGTTGACCTACTACCTGACCTAATAGATTCTGCGATGGAACTATTTATGGGAATAGTGCAGGGCCTTATAGAGATTTTGCCGGATCTTATAGCGGCAGTGATTGCACTAATGCCTGAGATAACTGTGGCCCTATTGCAAATGTTGCCGGAACTAATTCTCGCAGCCCTTGACCTATTCCTTGGGATAGTGATGGGTATTTCCGAAGCACTGCCAGAAATAATTATTGCAGTAGTAGCAATGATTCCTGAAATTACCGATGCCTTGATAGATTCAATACCGTTAATGATTGACGCTGGTCTTGAATTACTAATGGGACTAGCAACTGGAATCTACGAAAACCTACCGAGGATAGCTGGCGAGATTGCCGAGAGTATCGGGAATACAATCACTAACTCGGTCAAGGGCTTTTTTGGAATCGAATCACCATCTAAGCTATTCGCTGGAATCGGTGGCGAGTTAGCGGCTGGACTTGAGCAGGGAATACAAGACTCCAAAGATCTAGCAGTCGGCGCATCGCTTGAGATGGCAAGCGAAGTGAAGTTTGCATCCGACTCAGCCTTTGACGGGGTATCAGCAGGCGCAATGTTTACGCCTTCATTCGGCAACACAAGCAAGAAGCAAAAGAGTGCAGGCAGTAACATCAACATCACAGTCAACGCTGGCATGGGCGCGGATGGTAGTCGAGTTGGTCAAATGATCGTGGACGAGATAAAAAAGTTCGAACGTTCTAATGGCCCAGTCTTTGCAGGCGTGTAATGACCATAAAGGTAGAGCTTGGATTCACGCCCTCTGGTGGCGCTGCTCCATTCTTTCAGCTTGACGACGAAGTAAAAGGGCTACTCAACTCAACCGACTATGTTTTGGGCGGCGAAGTTTTCGCTGACATTTCTGAGTTCGTAAAGTCTGCGTCAATCAGTCGAGGCAAGTCTCGCGAACTAGATAGGTTCAACGCTGGAAGCGCCTCTGTGGTGTTCAATAACCAACGACGCACCTTTGACCCAACCTATGCCCTAAGCCCTTACGCTGGGCAGATAGAGCCTAAGAGACGCATCAGAATTAGCATGGATGGCATTATTCAATTTGAAGGCATAGTCGCCGACTGGAACTTGCAATACAATGCCGGCGATTACTCAACGGCTACGGCAGTAGCAAACGACGGCACTGAAGTATTGTCTAGCATCAACCTAAATTCTTACAGCACAACCAGCCAATTACCAGGCGCAAGAATAAACTCGGTACTAGATGCCATTGACTGGCCTGCTGATAAAAGAAACATTGACGAAGGCTCTCAGATGCTTGAGGCTGACACAGTTTCAGACGGCACAAGCTCGTTTACCTACTTGCAAAAAGTCTCGCAGTCCGAGCCTGGTGATTTATTTCTTAGCAAGGACGGGTCTATAAAGTTTGTTGATCGATTTACCGTAGCTAGTGAGGACACTACGGAATTATCAGACGACGGAACTGGGGTTCAGTATTCTGGTATCTCGGTACAATTCGGCGCAGAATTGCTTTACAACAACATAACTGTATCTAACTCAACCTCATCTTTTACAGCGACGGATCAAGAATCAGAAACTTTTTATGGCGAGATAGATTATCAGCTTGACACTCTCGCACTAGATGATTCGCTTGAGACACTGGCTAACTTTTTACTAGGTCGCTACGCATCGCCAGAGTATAGATTTGAAACAATAACTGTGGTTCTTACAGACAAGACAGAGGAACAAAGGGCAACGCTTCTAGGCTTAGATCTTGGCGACATTGTGAAGGTCACCTTTACACCTTCAGACATACCACCTGCAATTACCAGGTTTTCAAAAGTTATTAGACTAGAGCAAACGTTTGACAACTCGGGCAGCGAGATTATTACCTTTGGCTTTGAAGCACTTACTGGCGTGGTCATGGTTCTCGATAGTCCTGAGTTTGGTAAACTTGATTCAGGTTACTTCTTGGGAGGCCCATACAGCGCGTGGACTTTGAACGATGCAATCTATGGCAGGCTCTCAGCGGGCATGACGGTAAGTTAGGAATAAAATGTCAGGTTACAAAGAGTGGAGTATCGGCGAAGTTGTAGAAGCTGGTGACTTTCAGACATACATTCAAAACCAAACCGTAATGAAGTTTGCTGACGCGGCAGGCAGAACCTCAGAACTTGGCGACAGCGTATCCGAGGGGATGCTGAGCTACCTCGTATCTACCGAGACTTTTCAGTACTACACTGGCGCAGTCTGGGAGAACATCTTAAACCCCGGTGACATAACCGCAGTAACAGCTGGAACCGCACTAACAGGTGGCGGAACTACTGGCGACGTAACTCTAAATGTGGATCTAAGCGCGGTAACAATCCCTGCCTCACAGATAAGCGACCTAACAGCCACAGCAGCCGAACTAAACATCCTAGACGGCGTGACCGCAACAAGCGCAGAGCTGAACATCCTTGACGGTGTAACGGCAGACGCAACCGAGCTAAATCTTCTTGACGGCGTAACCGCAACAACAACAGAACTAAACTTTGTTGATGGAGTAACCTCGGCGGTACAAACCCAGCTAGACGCTAGAGTGCTGGAAACTAATGGCGCAGTAACAACAGCCGCAACCGGCTCTAACGTGGTCAGGAACATCACGCTTTCAACCTCAGCACCATCGAGCGGTTCAGACGGCGATGTTTGGTTAGTGTACGAGGCTTAGATGTCAGCGCACACAAAAATCGGTGGCGCTTGGAAAGATGTCGCTACAATACACGCAAAAGTCGGCGGCACTTGGAAAGAGATTACAGAAGGCCATACAAAAATCGGTGGTGCTTGGAAACAGTTCTACGCAAACCTAGTTCCGCTAACAGTTGATTACCTAGTTGTCGCAGGCGGTGGAGGTGGCGGTAGGGGCAGCACCACTGGAGGCAGCGGAGAAAGAGGCGGCGGCGGCGGCGGCGGCGGTTATAGGACTAGTGCTGGGACTTCAGGTGGCGGAGCAAGTGCTGAGTCTGAACTGGCACTCGAGGTTTCAACAAACTATACCGTGACGGTTGGCGCAGGCGGCGCTGACCAGTTCAACGGGTCAGGTAGCGATTTTTCTTCAATAAGTACAGATGGCGGTGGTGCAGGCGCTTATTGGTCGCCGCCTAACAGCGTTCCTGAAAGCTACATCGGGCGGGCTGGTGGCTCTTCTGGTGGAAACCACAGGGACCTTGGTGGCACAACTGTCGGAGCTGCGACTACAAACCAAGGTTTCGTCGGCGGTTATTCTAATTCTGGTCTTAGATACGCAGGCGGCGGCGGCGGCGCTGGCGGCGCTGGTACTAACAATGTCAACACATCAGGCGGCGGCGGCGCTGGCGTAGCTTCAACTATTACAGGTTCATCCGTTACTAGGGCAACAGGCGGCGCTGTTGCAACAGTCTCTGACGGAGCAGTGAACTCAGGTGCAGGCGGCGGCGGCGGGCCAGCAGAAACTTATGACGGGTCACACGGCGGCTCAGGAATCGTAATCCTAAAATACCCAGACAGCTACACGCTAACAATTGGCGGCGGGCTTACATCTTCAACGGCAACCGCTGGTGGATTCAAGGTCACAACGTTCACCGCAGGCACAGACAACATTAGTTTTGCTTAGGAAAGGTAAACTAGACACATGGGACACTTTGCATTTTTAGACGAGAACAACATTGTCACCGAGGTGATTGTTGGTCGCAATGAAGATGAAGTTGTTGACGGCATCTCAGATTGGGAAGCTTACTACGGTGAGTTTCGCGGTCAGACTTGCGTTCGTACTTCTTACAACGGCAACATTCGCAAGAACTACGCTGGCATTGGGTTTACCTACGACGCAGAGCGTGACGCCTTTATCTCACCTAAGCCCTACGCTTCTTGGCTGCTAGTTGAGGAAACTTGTCAGTGGGAAGCGCCAGTTGCTCACCCAGATGACGGACTAATGTATTCGTGGAACGAAGAACTGACTGACTGGGAAGCAACCGAGTTTGAGATTGGCGAATAACGCCGACTGTCACTCGCTTGGTAAACTAGAGACATAACATAGGAGAATCATGGCAGGTCTAGGAAGAAAAGTATTCGCCGCAGGTGAAGTGCTAACAGCAGCTAACGTGCAAGGCTATCTACAAGACCAAGTGATTCAGGTCTACGATGATGCTTCAGACCGCACGACAGTTCTCGGAGCGGCAGTCACCGAGGGCATGGTTACATACCTAAAAGATGTAAACACAGTGCAGGTCTACGACGGCACAGCTTGGAAGGTAGTCACTTCTGACCCTACTCTCACATCTTCAGCGGCAAGCACTTACACAATTCAGGACACTGACGCTGATCAGTATCTACAATTTACATCCGCGACAACGCTAACTATAAATGTCGCCACAGCTTTTTCAAGCGCACAACAACTTGCTATCTTTGCAGACGGTGCTTCGCTAACTATCGAGGGTGACGGAACTGTAGTCCTATCTGGCGACGGTGTGTCTGGGACAGGTGAGTCGTTTACGGCTAACGGGCAATACTCGCTCATTGGCATAATCTGTCTCGGCACTAACGCTTACAGGGTCACTGGAAACGTTACGGCAGAATAATGGGATTCTTACCACTCGCACTTCTTGCATCTACCGTTGTAAATAAATCTGGGCAGCAGGCTTTTACTTCGGCAGGCTCGCACACTTTCACAGTGCCTTTCGGTGTTACTTCTGTCTCGGTGGTTTGTGTTGGCGGAGGGGCAGCAGGCACTCAAGACAACGGTACTGGAGGCGGCGGAGCTTTATCTTATGGTAATAACATCAGCGTCAACGGTGGCCAAGAAATTTCGTTGTTTGTAGGTAGTGGCGGAGTTCCTGCAAGTCGAAACGGTAGCGCAAGCTGGTTTAGCTCTGCTGGCTTTTTACAAGCGGGTGGCGGGAACGGCGGTTATACCTACAATGGTGGCTCTGGTGGTTCTGGAAGCGGTACTGCTAGGTCTGGCGGTGGCTCTGGTGGCCCCGGTGCAAGCAACCAAAACAGATTCGACTTTATGGGTGGCGGTGGAGCTGGTGGTTACTCAGGGGCAGGCGGTGGAGGCAGAAATGCCTACACTTCAAATGGTGGGTATGCAGGTACTGGCGGCGGCGGCGGCGGTGGCGGTTCATTTTCTGGTGGCGGTGGTGTTGGCTTACTTGGTGAAGGTGCTAACGGCTCGGCGGGTACAGGAAACGATAACAGTCCCGGTGGCGGTGGCTCTGGTGGAAGTTCAGGCGGTGGTGGCAATCTTACGACTCCCGGTGGGGGTGGAGCTTACGGCGGAGCTGGCGGCGGCGGTGCAACTAATTTTGCAAGCAATAACGGCGGTGACGGAGCTGGCGGAGCGGTCAGAATAATCTGGGGCCGAGGTAGAGCCTTCCCATCCACGAACACAGGGAATGTATAACAATGGCTGAAGAAGGAACATCCGTACGCATTACTAATGTGCAAGTTTATGAAAAGCTTATGGAAGTGAACGAAAATCAAATCGAGATGTTTGCCGAGCTGCGTGGCTTGAAGTATCTACCTGAAAAGGTTGCCAATATGGAAACTCGTTTAGCAAAGGTTGAGCTTATCGCTCGCCTTGTCTACGGCGTCTACGGCGCAACACTGGGAGCAGTGGCAGTCGGGTTAGTGAGCTTGCTTCGTGGGTAAGAAATACAAACCAAGGAGATCAAAGTGAGTCGCTTCTCTAATCGCACTGCCGATTGGCGGCTAGTCTACGACGCTAAATACATAACCTCGCACTATGGCGAGATGAGCAACTTTAGAAAAGCAAACGGAATGCAGCCGCACTCAGGGACTGACTGGGCTAGGCGGCGAGGCACACGAATACCAGCTATTGCCAAAGGCACGATTCGGTTGATTCAGTTCTCAGACGTCTTAGGTTGGGTTGTCGTTCAGACAGCGATGGATAAAGACGGCGTGATCTGGTATCTCGGTTACTGCCACATGGATTCTAAGCCAGGGTATTCAGTCGGGCAGAAGCTTCGCAAGGGTCAGACCGTCGGACTGCTTGGCAACACAGGGCAATCGTCAGGCCCTCACGTCCACGTCACAGCCTCTAGGACACTTAAGGGCGTGTTCGGTGTCACCTCAGACAAGGTTGACGTTTACAAGCTAATTCTTGCCAATGTAAAGAAGCCCGTAAAAAGACCGGCTCCTCCAATGGTTGCTCCGGTAGCAAAGAAAAAGACAGCTCCTAAGCCCGTACCCGGTGGGAATAAGCGCGGCAGGTTCTGGCACTTGTTCGGTGGTAAGTAATGAGCGCAATCGGCAAAAACATAAGCAAGCTGGTAGATGGTGCGTTCCTGCTAAAAGACGAGCCTGAATCTAAGGTCGGAGCAAGCTGGAAATTTAGGCGGAAAATAATCTTCGGTTCTTACCGCTTAGGCTTCGGAATGATTGTCTTCGGCGCTTTGACTTTTCTAGTAGACCAGTGGGGCGTCGGAGTCACTTTGATAACTGGCGGCGTATCGCTTATCTCAATCATCACAACAGCGTACACTGTAAGTGCATCGTGGCAAGACGGAAAAAACAATCAAGATTGGACTAATGGAGATGTTTAACTTAGCTTTTTGGAACTTCGCAGGTGAGCGAGCAATCAAGACATTCGCTCAAGCAGGACTAGCGTTCTTAGGTGGTGACACTGTCGGGTTGTTCTCAGCCGATTGGGTTGGGTTCTTCAGCATCTCGCTGGGGTCGGCGCTGTTGTCAATACTTACTTCGATTGTGACCAAGAAGTAGACTTCCGCAACCTAGCTCGCTGACGCGAGTTCATTCCACCCCAGATGCCATGCTGCTCATTATTTATGAGCGCGTACTGAAGGCACAACGTCATCACCGGGCAAACCTTGCAGAGCTTTATCGCTGGGTGCAGGTTTGGGTTGGGCGAACCACCCTCTGGGAACCAAGCGTCTGGATCGGATGTTTGACACGCTGGCGCTTGAGTTGCGCGGATGCCTTCGGCTAAAGCTGTTAGTGCTTGCTCTGAGTTCATGAGTGAAAGAGTAGTCACAACACGCACAAAAAACAAACTTGACAATTCTTAGAGTTAGCACTAAATTCTTAATTGCACAGCGAACAAATAGTTTTCCACTCATTGACATACGGAGTTGTGTCACCACCGGTGCCGCGTCTGAGTGTCCCTACTAGACCAGCGGGCATTTTAGGGCCGCAAAAGATACAAGGGCAACAGCCCCTAGAAGGCTTTCCTAAGGGGACTTCTAGGGGCATTCCCATTTCTTTGCTATAATAAAAGTATTAACACCGCACTGTCTCTTGAGCAATCAGGAGGTGGTGCGGTTGTCTTTAACTATCTTTCGTCGGCAGTAGTCCCACCCCACACGCCATACTGCTGGTTAGTTTCCAGCGCATAGGTGAAGCACTCTTGAAGTATCGGGCAGGTCTTACACAAGGCGCGCGCCATCTTGGTTGACACCTGGCGCTGCTCAGGATCGGTGATGTCTTCTGGAAAGAACGCGTTCGGAAGTTCCTCACAAGGCACGCCGCCGGCAACACTTATCTTTTTCAGCAAAGCCATGTACCGACTTGTAAGATGTCCTTGCGCAGTCATAAGATAAGCCTAACTAGGAAAGAGGGAATAATGGAGCTTCACGCACCGGCAACATTCAATGGGGCAAAGCTACTGGGAGTGTTTGATAACGGCACATCAGAGTGGCACGAAGCACGCGCTGACGGAATCGGCGGTTCTGAGATTGGCACGATCCTCGGACTCAATCGCTGGGAGTCAGCCTTCTACTTGCACCACCTAAAGACTGGCAACCTGCCACAAAAGGTAATTGACTCATTCCCTGCCGACCTTGGCAACATACTCGAACCGGTAATCATGGGGCCGCTACTGAGGCGACAGCACCCAGAGTGGGAAGTCTTTACTACCGGCACTTACCAGCACCCGACTATCCCTTACCTTCACGCAAACCCAGATGGGCTAACCCAAGTTGATGGCGAGTGGGTAATCGTGGAAGCAAAGACATCTAGAAACTATTGGGATGAAGTGCCGCCGAGCTATCTGGCGCAAGTCCAGTTCTACATGATGGTAATGGGCGTGAAGCGTGCGGTCATTGTCGGATTAATTGCAATGGACTGGGTTGAGTACTGGGTAGAAGCCGATGAGTTTGAGCAAGACGTTATGAAGCAGGCTGCCGAAAGGTTCTGGCTTGGAGTCAAGAATGACACAGCGCCGGCTTGGGATGGATCAGAGTCAACCTACGAGGCGGTCAGAGAACTGCACCCAGACATTGACGACACTGAGGTTGAAATTGACGGACTGCATTACTTGCCAGCCGCGCAAGCAGCATTTGACAAAGCGGAGTCTGAGCTAAAGCAGATGAAGTCTGAGGTGTTGTCAAGCATGGGCAAGGCCAAGCACGCATACATTGAACACGACGGCGCAACAATTAGGGTAGCCTCAAGACAAGCAAGGGGTCAGGGTCGGCCTTTCCTCGTAGTCAAGAAGGGGAAGTAATGCAAGTATTTCTAGGCGACACAGTGACGCTAGTGCGAAATGAAACATACGTCACCGGCGCAGTCTCAGGCGTAGTCCTAGACAAGAACAAGCAGCTAGAGCGAATCTACATAGAGGGGCTGACAGCTCCGTTCTGGTTGGCAGATAACTGGAAGTTTTTAGAAACCGAAGATGAGGAACAAGAATGAGCTTCCTATTCCTTGGACTAGACGGCGAGATGTCATCGAGTGAGCTGAGCGAAGGTGGCAAGCTTATTCAGATTGGCGTTTCCACAGCCGAGTGCCGCACTCGTTCTTGGACGATGAATCCAGGCGAGTGCCAGTGGTCAGAGCAAGCGTTCGCCGTTCATGGAATCACCCGACGAAGGCTAAGCAGTTCTCCTTCACCTGCCGAAGTTGACGCACAGCTTTATGAATTTCTAATAGCTATCAAGGCAGACGCTAACAACCGAGGCAAGACCATCCCAGTCGGATTCAACGTGGGAGCGTTCGATATGCCGTTCGTCAAGGACTCGCTGCCCAAGAGCTACTCGCTATTTTCGCGAAGGACAGTAGATCTAAACGCGCTATGTTTTGCGCTGGATTATAAAGTGGAAAACGGAATGCCGGTCAAGGCTGAGACGTGGAAGAAAAGAGCTAAGGCTTACGCTATTCAACAGATTGGCGCAGAGAACCAACACGATGCAGGCTGGGATAGCTTGATGCACATTTATTGCTTTGAATACCTACGACAACTAATAAAGGAAAAAAACCAATGAGATTTAATTTAGAAGATTACGAAACAGTTGAAGAACGCATCAGGCGCTTCTACGAGGACAACGAAGACGGTCGGATAATAACCGAGTGGGCAAACGCTGGCGAGTATGTTTACAACGCCGAGAATGAGACTGGCAAAAGAACATGGGTCGTGAAAGCAACGGTTTACCTAACTGGCTCTGAGCAAGGATACAACCGACCCAAGGCGACCGGACTGGCGTTTGAGATTGACGGCGGCTCAGGTGCGAATCAGACGGCGGCGCTTGAGAACGCAGAAACGTCGGCAATCGGTCGGGCGCTGGCTAATGCTTCTTACAGTGGCAACAAGCGAGCCTCGCAAACGGAAATGGCAAAGGTAGCCAAAGCCGAGCCGGTTGATTACCTAGCAAAGCTTGAAGGACTCAACGACATCCAGTCGATACGATTGACTTACGCACAAGCAAAAGCTGCTGGTGCTGACGCAAAAGTTCTTGACAAGATAAAGGCACGCGGTGAATCGCTCAATACTCGAAGCAAAGATAAGGGAGATGGAACACGCCTTCCAGACGGCAGTGAGCGAGGGCAAGGATGATGAGGCGCATCTCTGGAATCGTGAGCTGCTCATGTACTTGGTCAGGCTGACCGATGTACTCAGAAATTCAGACAAAAATCAATGAGCTAATAGCTGAAAACTCTAAAGGCTATAACGCACTGCACGAAGCAGAAGTAAAACTCGCACACGCAGAACACGAACTTGACACTGTAGAACAGCGGTCATTTATTAAGCACGAAGGAACGGTTGCCAATCGAACGGCCTTAGCACGTCTTGAGGCAGCTGACGTTCGACTACAGCGGGATTTAAGGAAGGCCGAGGCTAATCGTATTAGGTTGAAAATCAAAAGCCTAGAAACGGCGCTGATGGCTTACGCAACACAAGCCAAGCTCATCGCTTCCGAAATGAAATTGTAAGTAATAAGTGACTGGTATACTTGAAGTAGAGCACCCTGCGATGGCGATAACCACCCAGGGGCATGAGCAGACTTGTAAGGAGTCCACTATAAAAAAGTATAAGACTTGCACCAAGTGTGGTCAAACCAAATCGTTTAGTGATTTTTACAATCGAACCAAAGCCAAAGACGGCCTGATGTCTGAGTGCATTACTTGCAATAGAACAACCAGTCAGAATTATCGTTTAAAAAACTTATCTAAAATTGCGGAAACAAAAAAAGCCTGGGGGCAAGGCAACCGAGACTGGAACGCGCCAAAAGAAAAATTATACCGCGCAGCTAATAAGGAAAAAATTACCGCGTATCAAAAAAAATGGGCAAGAGAAAATGCAGATAGCGTAAGCCTAACTAGGCAGATACGTCGCGCCCGGAAGCTGAGGAACGGCGTGTTTTTAGTGACACGTAAGGAACTTAAGCGACTGTACGCAAATCCTTGCGCTTACTGCGGCGCTCCGAGTAAACACATAGATCACGTTATCCCCATCTCTCGCGGCGGCACACACAGCATTGGCAATTTGGTTGGCGCTTGCGCTCCTTGTAACCTAGTCAAGGGCAAGAAATTTATTATGGAATGGAGACTGTGAACGCAAAAGACACTCGCAAACTTCGAGCGCGCGATCTGTGGTGCTGGCACTGCGGTGAGAGTGACAATTTAGTGCCTCACCATATTAAGAATCGTGGCATGGGTGGTTCAAAAGTGTTAGATAACTTGCAAAATGTGATACTGGTTTGCGCTGAATACAATGGGCGGATGGAGAGCGACGCACTAACGGCAGAGTACGCACGCGACTTCGGTCATAAGGCTTCTAAGTTCTCAGCGCCTGGTCACCCGATACTTGACACCACTCGCCGGACTTGGTACACGCTGGACACGCAGGGCGGCAAGACCGAAGTAGATCCGCCTAGCTATCTAATTTAACTGTTACCAACTCGTCACCTAATAACTTGCACACTCGTTTCGAAATGAGTAGAGTTATACCAACACCAACGAAAGGGACACCAAATGCCAAACCAAATTACGGAAAACCAAAACCAAATCCACATTGCGCGGGAAGCGCTACGAGTTGTAAACAACGAATTGAAAAGACTACGCACAGAACTGCCTCAAATAATCGAATGGGACAAGTTCGAATTTCAACAGAACGAAATCCGCCAAAACGAAGGCGCACAACATGGAATCATCGCCCGCATCCAAAGACTTGAGAACGAGGGTTCAAACTAACAACCAACACCAACGAAAGGGACAAGACAATGACTACAGCAACTACAGAGACCTACAGCCTAAAAGAACACCTAAAGTGGTTCACCGACAGAAATGCAAATCACGTCTACACCGCAATCTGCAACTGCAAGCCATGCGCTGGCAAGAAGTGGGTCAAGGTACCTACTAGGCAGATAGCACCGTTCGCAGTTAGCCAAATGGGATTGCCAGACATGATTAGCGTTGAGGACTTTGACGCTGTTATCCACACCATCGTTCAGCTCAAGGGCTAAGGCAACATGGAGCT